AACAATTATTCATTATTGTAATAAAAATCATTTATTATAATAAAAATCATTTATTATTATAATAATAAAAATGGTTAATTATTCTCGGCACTACATGCTGCAATGCTTATACCAGTAGCGCAGCACTCACCATTTTTGGTGTGATTAGAACTAGCATTTTGGCATTGAATATTGCAATGTGAATGATTTTGAGCAACTCCTTCTTTGCCACAACATACCCCATTTATAGTTCTACTATAATTTTTATCACACTTGCTTTCAAAGCATTTAGTCCTATTTTCATTTACTCCATATTTACAGCATATTCCTTCTACAGTCACTTGGTCATTTTTACATTTTTCATTACAATAAGAACTATATTTATATGTTAATCCATTTGTACAACATGTACCAGATACACCAAACGATTTACAGTATTTTTTAGGGCGCCACCATTGTCTGCGCCCATTTCTTTTTATTCTGTTATTACATATATTAGTATTTCCTCTTGCTGGACCATATTTACAGCACTTACCTTTATATGTGACCATATTAGTGTCGCAATGTAAATCATTACAATACTCTTGATCTGGGGCCAATCCATTTAAGCAGCATTTTGTATTATATCGTATAGTTCGTGGTCTTGATGGTGTTTGATATATAGTATTTTGGCATGGCTCAAGGTAACAATACTTTTTATCATATGTTCTCCCATAAAGGCATGATATATCTAGTTCGGACACGGCAATATAATTATCTCGCTGATCTGTAGTGGTATTACAATTTATATAACCCCCATTCTCTTTAAAATATTGTTTATCCGTTAGCCCATTTGGGCAACAATGGCCAAATTTATTGCGTTCTCCAATTGGGCAACTTGTATTATAACATATATTTCTTTTATCGGTTGCACCTAATGGACAGCATTCGCCTGTTTTTGTTCTTTGCTGTCCATTTATACAATAATAATGCATAAAAACAGAAAAAATAACAATAATTATAAGAACTATTACTATGGCACCTATTATGCCATTAAATTCATCAGGGTGTTTTTTTTTATATATGCCAATATTATGAATTAAATAGTCAAATCCATTTTTAATTATTTTATTGCTCTTTTTAATATCTTCATTGATGATTTCAATATCGTTATGAATAATATTTATAAATTTATTTGTATCCATTTTTATAATTATTTTTTACTTGATTATATCTATATTTATTTTTGTATCTATTTTTTACTTGATTATATCTATATTTATTTTTTATTTATATTTATTTTATTGCAAAAAAATAATTATGAGATATTAACACATACCTCTTTGAGTTGCATGCCCTGGACACCATGATCCCACATTATTATTACATATATAATCGTGAACTCTTTCTTTATATAAAGTAGGATTTGCTGCAGACATCATTCTAGTCCTACCACCAAATCCACAATTAATACAATGCGCACTGTTATATGTAACTGGTGTAATCTTATTAACAGGATCTTTATTACCGGATGCTCCTATTCCTATAGAATAACACCTTACTCCAGTTCCCATATGACAACCAAGCCATGAATAATGTGTTCCCATATTACCAGGAACCGCCGTTGGTCGATGTCCAACCCATGTACTATTACTATATGATGTAGAGCATCCTGTATAAAAACTACCATTACCAGCATTGTATTGCCTTCCTCTATATCTAGTCATATATCCACTACCGTGAATGTATCCAAGATTTAGGTCACAGGCCCCTTTATCTGTAAATCCAATGCATTGCCATTCTTGACTTGGTGCCCATGATGGTGGGACTTTGGTGGTGGATATCGGAACATTACAGCTAGTTTTATTATAATTTACTCCATTTCGGCATCCTACACATTTTCCTAGGCTTGTATTATAATAATTCTGATATGTAGAGCCGCCAAGAAGAGATACAGCATCATCTTGTTCCTGTTTAGATATACAAAATCCTTGTATATTTTCAGCGCTACCATTTATGTAATTAGCTTCATTATTACATTTTGTACCATGTTTTGCAGTAATGCCATACATTTTACAATATCCATCTTTCATTAATTTGCATATTCCATAGCCGTTACTTGAACATAAATTATCATAACATTTAACGTCAACTCTATTATACTTATAATTACCAGCCACTTTTAATCGCATTGTTCCTGTTGTTGTATTGGCTAGTATTGCACCTGCGCAGTCTACCTTACATACGGCAGATGCTGCGAGCTTATTTTCGGTTAAGTTTAAACCGGCGGGACATTTTGTATGGTATTTATTATAGTGGGTTTGTGCCCAGGTTTTACTATTTGTAATATTTGTACTATAAAGAGTATTTTTTAGGGTTTTATTACATTTTGTTTTTTTGTCAGCAGAAACACCATGGGCACAATAGTATGGCCCTAATTTTCCATGTTGTGTCCCATATGTTGCTTTATATAATGTATTTGCACCATGGGTTTTAGTAGTAAAAACCCCATGTAATTGTTTACTATTCGTAATAGAAGCAGTCATACCTGCCTGATATCCCCATGCTTTACGTTGATGGTATCCTTGAAGTGTTTTTGCATTATTAGCATATGTAGTCATATCTGATATTTTCTTACATTTGCCATTCTTTGTCGTATTTTGACAAGTAGGGTATTTACAATTATCCGTTGTACATGGTACATTACAACCCTTTTCTGTACCTAAAAGAGTTACTCTTCCATATGGGCAGTCTGTATAGCAAGTCTGTTTTTTGCCATTTACTGATACTTTTGCAAATGATACGACACCAAATTTACCATGAGGACAATCTTTTTGAGTAAATTTACATGACCATACACCTTCATTGCCATTTCTAGTTTTTTTCGATAAATATGTAATTCCTTTGTTGCCGCAATGGAAAGTAGTTGTACACTTTCCTGCAGGAGAGTGCCCAAATACTTTAGTATCGTATAGGGCTAAAGTATGAGTACCTGCAGCATTGGCATATGGTCCTTTTGTAACCTGATATTGTGTTAAATGTCCCTTATTTGCAAGGTCTTGTGTCATTTCTAGAGAAGGGCATACCTGATTACATTCTTTTTTATTTATAGTGAGTCCAGATCTGCACCCCATACCAGTACACGCTCCTTTTGCAGTATGTTTAGATTCTGTAACTATACATTTTTGATTACAATAAACCGGGTCATCTGCAATTCCATTTGGTGCGCATTTAGTAGAACACGCTCCACTTACCGAATTTCTAAAAACATGCATATATGCAGTTACTCCTGGATATTTTGTATTATAGCTTTTTTTCCAGACTGGGTTAGTATATCTACCAGTTGAGGTTCCAGTATAATTGCAATCTCGCATGCAATGTTTGCCATTAATTGTATATTGAATAGTACCATGTCCAAATTTTGGTGCTACACAATATGTAGTTAATTCTTTACATTCTCCATATATTGAATTTATTTGCCCAGATACACATTGGTTATCTTTGCAAGTGGTACCTGCAGCATTTACCCCATATACACATAATTCTAAATCTAATTTTTTTTGATTATTTTTTTGGTCTTGATTTACTTTATAGCTGTTATATGCTCTATATGCAAAAAATAATGCTACGAATATTATAATCATAGAAACGATGACAATAATGGCAATGCTCCACTTATGTGCCATAATCCATTCCGATGCGCGTGGCTTATAATTAGTCTCTTCATCAGGTGGTAGCTCTTCATCAGGTGATTGCATTCCATCAGGTAATGGCATTCCATCAGGCGATTGCATTCCATCAGGTGATGGCATTCCATCGATGTCTATTGTTGATACTGGCATATAACCATCAGCATCCATATCAGTATTAGCACTTATGTCAGTAATTGCTGCAGTTATATTAGTATCTGTTGCATCCGTATTTGCTGCTTCTGCATTTATAGTATTATCTGTAGCGGCGGCAGCGGAGTCAGCATCTGCATTTGTATCTACATTTGCACCTACATTTGTATCTACATTTGCACCTACATTTGTATCTGTATCAGCATCTGTATTTGCATCTACATTTGTATCTGTATTTGCATCTACATTTGCATCTGCATTTGTATTATTGTCACCTACACCCATATTATCAAGTGCTAAATTATCCTGTGCTAAATTATCATCTATATTATTTTCCTCATTTGCCTCCATTTTTTAAATAAAAAATATATAATTATATTAAAAAAAATATATTATTATATTATTATTTTATTAACAATTTTCCGATTTAATTTTTGGATTTAAGTCACATATATTTTTTTGGCGCCCCATTTTGACTTCTTTTGTTTGAGAATTATACCATAGTGGAAATCCTGTTATTTTTTCTCTAGGATATAATTCGCCTTTAATATTATTAACCATTGGTGTAGCCTCCCCTCGTTTATATTTAACATATGTATTAAAATTGGCCAAATCTTCTAATTGCTTATCGCAATGGCCACATCCTTGAAGTGTATATAATTGCCAACCACTAGGGTCATTTTCATTGCTTTTTTTATTTTTAAATTGATTATTGCGGCCACTATGGCCTCCACTGTTGTTACCACTGTTGTTACCACTGTTGTTACCACTGCTACTACTGCTGCTGCCGCTACTGCTGCCGCCATTCATATCATTAAATAATCCCATTATTGAGCAGATTAATAATATTATTAATATTACTATAATACCAGATAATCCAATTAATGCACCAACTAGAGGGTTTTTAATCGGGGGCTGTGATGCATAATATGCCTGCTGCTGCATAAATGATGGCGCATATTGCTGTGGCGGCGGCGCATATTGCTGTGGCGGCGGCGCATATTGCTGTGGCGGCGGCGCATATTGCTGTGGCGGTGGTGGTGCATATTGTGGCGCTGGAGGTGCTGTATATTGTGGCATATTTGGAATTATATGCTGTGTTATTGATAAATTATCTGCCATTTAAATTTTAGAGTTATAAATTTATTTAAATTTCAAAATTATAAAAAAAAAATTGTATTTTATATGTATAAAATTTTATTTAATCAAATTTTATTTAATCAAATTCATTCCATATTTTTTTAACTTTTTTGATATTATGTTTTCCAAATTTTTCCCTATAGGTTTTTAACCTTTCATTTACTTGACTTTTTAATATAGTATGAACATCAACAATATCAACAATTTGTCTAATTATTTTTTCATCAGAATTTCGTCTTAATATTCGGCCTATAATTTGAGTAGAGCCATTTCGTCTTGGCGAAACTAATATAAGTGCCGTCATATCTGGCAAAGATATACCGCGCCTACTATATCCATATGTAGTAAGTACAATATGAGATTTACATTTTTTTGTATTTTCAAAATCCTCTTTGGTTATACCGCCTCTTAATATACTTATTGGGGTCTCTTCGCTTGCATCGGGCTCTTCTTTTGGGTAAAGCCTTTTTTCAAAAGGGTTGCTTGCAGTTTCGCCGATGTCGGAGGGCTGGGAGTCAACTGTCATTCCCATAGACGTCGGGTTATCTATTTCCGGGTTATCTATTTCCGGCGCATATATTTCCGGCGCATATATTTCCGGCGCATATATTTCCGAGGCATCCATTTGTTTAAGTAATGCATCACGTAATGTTATAATAAAATCTCTTGTTTCAACAAATACAAATATTCCATGTTTTTTAGGAAATTCTAAATCTTCACGAATTAATCCATGGGCAATTCCTTCATCTGTTAAATGTATATTATTAAGAGTCAATATTTCATCCACTACTAATTTTAATCGGTATGGGTCATTTAATATATTATTAATTGTCATTATTGATGATATTGTACCCGATGGCGTTAATATGGTTTCACAATGAGGGTCTGCTCCTTCATATTCAATCAATTTTACATTTGCTTGAAAATTTACACCCGATACATCAAAATTTGGAATATCTTTTGGATATATTACGGGCCCTAAATGCAATGTTATGTATCGGTCTAATCCATCAGGGCGCTCTAATGGCGTCGCAGATAGCCCCAGCACGTATTGAGTTTGAGATAGCCATAATGCATTTAAATTACATGTACTATGGTATTCGTGCGCCTCATCTAATATAATTACCGAATATTTTTTTATAAAATCATTTGTTTTATCTCTAAATGTATTTATAATAATAAGATCAACATCTGAGGATTCCATCATTTGTTTTTTTGAGGCTTTTCCCTCATCAATATTTTTATATATGTTTACACTTAATGTTGGATACATTTCTAAAAATTCAACTTTCCACTGTTCGGCAATTGCCTTAGTCGGGACTATTATTAATCCGCGCTTTTGTATTTTGGCAATAAAAGCGCAACCTACTCTGGATTTACCAAGTCCAGTATCCATTTGTAAATATAAAACACCATATTGCTCTATTGATTTATTATATAAATATTCCACGGCGGCTTCTTGGTATGAATAAAGAATTTTTTCAGATATATATTTTTCATCTATGGCAGGGGCGGCATCTATTAATACAGGATTAATCTGCAATGATGGCTCTATTAATAAATTATTAATATTGGGTAAATATTGTCTTAATTTTATTATAAATATTCTTGGAAATAATATATATCTTATCTTATTAAAAATAATTGTTTTATAGGCCTTTCTAAGTATTGGAGCCATACAATACGCAGAATTATTGCGCCGAACCTGTTTTTCTTTTACCGTCAATTCTGTTAATATTTTTTTATTATTTTTTATTGATAAAAATAAAGGCTCAGGGACTAATAAACCAATATTCGATATTAATAACATATCCATTCTATATATTATATTATATTCATATATATGCCGTATATTCAATTATACATTCAAAAAAAAAGAAGATAGGGAACAATATACATATATTAATAAAATTATTTTTATAAAATATTTATATTGGAGAATAGCTATTATTCTCATAATTTCAATTTCATAAATTCATATTTTTGGTATTTTTATAAAATAAATTTTTGATATTTTTTTATCATTTTTGAAATTTGTATATTTTTTTATAAATTTATTTTATAAAATAATTTTTTTTTTTTGATATTTTTTTATCATTTTTGAGATTTACAAAATATATTTTTGAGATTTGTATATTTTTTTTTGATATTTTTTTATCATTTTTGAGATTTACAAAATATATTTTTGAGATTTGTATATTTTTTTTTTGATATTTTTTTTTGATATATAATACGCGGCATTATTTTATATTTTTATAAAATGATATATTATATTTTATATTTTTTATATTTTTATAAAATGATATATTATATTTTATATTTTTATAAAATGATATATCAAAAATAATGCCACATATTATATATTATATAATGATAATATATATTTAATATAATATATAAATAATGCAGTGCTTTGACATATATACATTATTTTCTATACAATCTTGTGATGAATTAATTTTATTAAAATCAAGAAGACAAATAAAACAAACTATAAATAAATATGACATGTTAACTGCATTAATATTAGAATTAATTTTTCCAAAAAATATAGTAATTATTAATTTATCAATGCGTATTATATATAAATTGAATAAAAAATCAAAACCAACATTTTTAAAAATTCCAAAACCAACATTAAATATGAATACAATATTTTTTGATATATTAAATAATTATAAAGATAATTTATTAGAAAATAAAATATTGCGGAATACAATATTACCTTCATTAATAGAAAATAAACATATATATTATATTTTATATAATAATGCGCTAAAAGCTATTGGGGATAAATATACTCCAAAATATGAGAAAATTTATACATTTAAAGATGATCAGATTTATACAACGGCGTTTTTAGACCTATGCGTAAAAAAAAAACAAATACCTAAATTATCATATGATTTAATAAAATATATTGGAGAATATGTCCCATTTATATATAATATATATAAGGTACACCGAATATCGGCCAAATGTAGTAAGTGCTATGACCGATATAATGCCGGAATAATGACTGCTTATCATAGCGTTGATAATAGTGATATGTGTGGGTTATGTAATTATAAAAAAAGTAAGCATATCATAGAGAATAACATACTTATATGCCCTTCAAAGTATCCAAATATTATATGCGGAGATGATTCCCAGTTATTAGAGCATCATGCTATATTTGATGCCGAATTAGCGTAATATTTGATTATTATTATTAGTATAAAAACGCCGCAATGGAATCGCGTGAAAATGCAGAATTGCGTGAAAATGCAGAATTGCGTGAAAATGCAGAATTGCTTGCATTTATGCAAGAAGAACTTATAAGCCTCAAATATGATAAAATACTCGCCAGTGAGCATTTAAAATATCTTATTAATGAGGAATGCGTGCCAATTGAAGACCACTCTGAAATGCTTCATCAATTAGAAAGGCTTAAAGCCGAGCAAGCATCCGCTGAAGATATTCTACAACAGATTGTTAAGAGTATGCACTTAGCGCACATAGTCAAAAACAAACTTGATGTCATAGTTCAAAAATTAGCGCAGTGTCAAACTAATTTTATTGACGGCGCTGAACAATGCGAACGCGAGTTTACTAAATACGAACACGAGTTTAAAGAATGTGCAATGGCGGAAGAATGTGCAATGGCGGAAGAATGTGCAATGGCGGAAAAATGTGCAATGGCGGCGGAAATCCCCGCTAGGCATCAAACCGTTGAAGATATCAATTACGCTTGCATAGAAATGATTCGCCATATCAGCGATATTAACTCAATATTAGAAAATCTTTGCAAACAAATTGATATCGAGCAAGCATTTCGTGCCGAATTACATGATATACTTGTATACATTGCGCTACAAGAGTGCATTGCTATCTCTGACCAAAAGCAACCCCCACAAGCTCACCTGGTTGATGCCGCCGCAAAAAAGCTTCGCATGGCCCTTACGGTACTAGACTCCAACCCACCTGAGGAAATACTGGAAATGGCAATGGAAATGGCAATTGAAAGAATGCAAATGTTAGGTTTTGACTCGAGGCATGAGCATGCTAGAAATACAATCCTTGCAACACAAGAGCGTATGTTCCATATACAACATATGAGCACGATGCCTACACACTTGGCTCGATTACAAGCGGCTGCAAATAGAACGCTTGTTAGTACTATCCGAGGCCGTATGCAAGCGAATCTCATTCAGGCGCATTCTATGCATTTTATGCAAGAGCATTCTATGCAATGTATACTATATAACTTGTTTAATGCCAAACATATGTTATTACATATCAATTATTTACTGGAGCAATTATCTATACAAAAGCAGAACGCTATTGCTCAAGCACTTGAAGTTGCCAGGGCTATACGCGAGCAAGATATAGGCATCTTTGCCGAATTGGAGTGTTGTTATTATTAAACCCCTAAAAGTCAATATCGGCCTGATTATCTTCTTCGTTTTCTCCATTTAGATCATAGTCAATATTTTCTGCCGAAAATAAGTTATCATTCTCGCCTTCTCCATCAATATTGACATCCTCTATAATATCGGCATTATCATCCCCGGCGCCATCCTCTCCCTCTTTTATTAGGTAATCATCCTCGACTTCAGAAAAATATTTCCATGTAAAATGTAATGGCGTGGATAGTAATTTTTGATTTTTTACAATGGTGTTTATAATAAATTTGCTAAAATTAAGGCATAATGGTTCTGTAAATTCATTATCTTTATAGGAATGTTCGGCAATTGTAATAATATAATAAGATAAATGATGTATAATATATTTTATAGTATCATTCATTGATATATTATTTGTGGCATCCATTGATGCCGCCCTTATATTAAAAAAATTTGTATTATACTCTTCTATATTTATTATAGGTAAATATTTTTTTAAATTTTTATATTCATACTTTGGTACATTTGCGGATTCTAGCACATTTAATATATCTGGATCCACATTGGTTTCGGCATTTAATAATAATGAATACATCACAAATAAATATCTCATTTCGGCATTTGCATTATTAATTTCAGTAATGGAAATAGGAGGTTTATTTTTTTTATTTTTTCCATCTTTTATATCTTGAAAACTCCTTAATTGCGTACACCCAATTTCTTCAATAATATTTATATCTATATTAAATAATTTTGATAATTTAGCAACGTATGAAAAATCGATTTCTTTTGGTATTTTTATTTTTATTTTTTCGGCAATTTCATTTTTTTTTAAAAATTCAAGTTTTTCAATGTGATGTCTGTTGCGTATTTCATCTGTTATTTCTTTAAAAAGAGGATAATATTTATTATAATATTTTTTAGAATTTTCATCTTTATTTGTAATAAAACTATATTGAATGCCGCATTTAGTACATATATTATTTTCAAAATTATGTAAATTTTCTTCGGGGCATCTTGTTTGATAAAATATAAAAAATGTGTCAATTGTATAACTTGATTTTAATGCTTTTTCGATTTTATTACAATCCAATGTTTTTGTATTTGATTTTCTTATATTGCAAATTGAGCACTTTATATCTAATAATGGGTCTGACCAGCTATCTTTCTTTAAAAGTTCCGCTATTGTTAGTTCTTCATCTTCATAGCAATAAATATCCCATTTATGCTTTATTCCCTGTTCATCATATAATTTAGATATTTTTAGATCATGTTTTTTATATTTAGTAGTGTGTTTTGCCGGGAAATAAAAATACGAATTTAAACTGAAAAATTTTTTTACCAAATAAAATCTATATTCAATTTTTTTAAAATCATTTAGTCGTATTAAAAAATTATTATATTCTTTATGGTTATATAATTTTGTCACATATTCATGAAATAAATTATATGATTCATAAAAAATCGCATTTTCATAAGATTTGATGCTCTTGGTGCCTTTGGTGGCCTCGGTGCCTTTGGTGCCTCGATTGGAAATAAATTCAGTAATATTTAGCTCAGGTGAGGGATCATTTTTACTTGAAGGCGCATCTTTTGCTAAAGATTTAGATGGCCCCTTTTTTAAAGATTTGGGTAAACCCTTTTTTAAAGGGGTGCCGCCTTTTTTAAGCGCTTTATCTAATTTCCAAGATTTGCTATCATGTATTAAATCGGCAATATCTTTTGTGGGCATATCGGATATTGTATATAAATCCGCATAAAAATTAACCTCTTTTTGTTTTATAAAAAATGAAAAATCAATTTCATCCATGTGTATTGATTGGAGTTTTTTTGACTTAATATCAAAATCTTCAACGGTATTTCCCATTATTTGATGAAATAAATAAACTTCATCAGAATAAATTTTGGTATTTTTTGTCTCAATTGCATTATTTTTTATCCTTTGAAATAAATACATAAATTTTGCATATTTATAAATACTATCAGTGGTTGCCGTTTGATATACTATATCATTTTTATTGATTTCCCCATCTTCAAAATGAAGATTTTTTTCCAAATATTGATACGCCTCAATAAATTTTTTATTTATATATTCTGATTTTAATCCTAATCTAGTGATTAATAAATAATATTTTTTAATAATTAATTTGACTATTTCCTCTGCGTATTTAGAACTTTTTGACCCCTTATGAACCCCTTTAAAATTTATTTTTTTGTTTTTAATAATGCTATGTAATATATAAACATATGAAAATATAATGCAGTAAAATTCAACTAATGGGTCAATTGTTGAGTCTTCTTGATACATAGATTTTGATAAATCTGTTTTATTTGTTATACTTAATTTACTAATTATTGCATATAGTAATTGAATAGCTTCATTGATAAATAATTTAGGATTTATAATAACTTCAAATTCTAAATATTCAAAGGCATTTGTCAAAATTGACCATAGTTTAATTCTAATATCATTATTAATATCACCATATTGGCTATATTGGCTACTATAGCCAATTTCTTGATTTAATTCTGCGATGGTTTCGCTACATATTGAACAATAATATACAAATAAATTATTATTTGTCGCCACTTTATTAACATATTTATTTAAAATTGCCATTGTTTCATCATATGTTTTTAAGTCGCTTTCTGCTTGTAATTTATCAATTACATGCGGACATATAAGAGGGAAATTGCATTTATTACATATAATCCAATCTTTATCGGCTTTTGCAGTGTTTTCTTTTTTTGCAAATTTAAGAACTTCTTCAATTTTTTTTTTCATTTGTATAGAGGAGGAAGTTCTTAATTTTCTGCATAGATTTAAATGTGGGCATTTATTTTCCGTATAAGATTTTATTAATGCCATATAATTGGTATACGCCACATCAATAATTTCTTTTTCATGTTTTGTTAATTGATCTAATATTTTAGTTAAATTACTAACATCATTTATGAGTGCCGACATTATATCATTTGTTCTACATTTTCCTAATTTTTCAAGAATAAGCAATAAATATATTTTTATTTTATTTGTATATTCTATTTTTTTTTTATATATTTCATTTTTACGTTTTTTTATATTTATTATGGCTTTTTGATTTTTATAATATTGCTCAATAATTGGGTTTTTATTATCTGTTAATACAAAATAATATATAGGTAATGCATTGAATTTATATAATTCATTAATTGCATTTATATTAAAAATTTCAACATATTTGATATGAAAATCATAATCAATATTATATATTTCATATATTTTTTTTAAAAAATGAAATAATATCGCTTTTTCTTCTTTTGACATCCATGTATTATATATTACAGTATTTGGTATAACAAATGATTTTATATCCGTTGCGGTATTCTTATTTTTTGGTATATTTATATTTAATAATGTTGGTATTAAATAATTATTTACGGCAAATAATAAAATGTCTTTATTTTTGTTATATATATATTTATATTTTTCTATAGGGAGCATAACATTATCCCCTATATATTTATTAAATATTTGTATATCATACGCCGAATTAAAATCTGTATTGGTTAAATGAATATCATTCTTTGAATGGTAATCAAATGTTGATTTTGTCGTATATAAATATTCTAATAGCCAACTACTAAAGCATCCATTTGATAAATATGTATAATATCCTAAATAATAATCCATATTATTAAATAATGGGCGCAATTCTTGTTTATGCGGAATTAAAATGTGCGTGATTGATACCATTTCTTCAGAGGCAAGTGTTAATAGTTTATATTCTTCTTTATTATTTTTTGCCATTACTTTATATAAAACAAGGGTTCTATTTGGTAGTTTTGTTTTATAAATATTTGTATTTGTTTCGGCAAATGCATTGGCGCCAAATAGATCTATTACGGGAATAATAGATGTATTATAAAATAAATTTCTCAAATCTATGTGAATAATATTTTCATTTTTATTAAATAATGTATATGGAGGGTTTTGAATTGCGCTTGATATTATTTTAATACCATTAGTTATATTGGCTGTAATATTCGGATTTGTTTCAGATAATACAAGCAAAATATCATCTAAATCTTCTTCAGAAACGGTCGCTAAATCAACAATTTTCTTTTTAACATCTATTATTTTTATCACTTTTTCAGACATTTTATATTATATTATATTTGATTTAATTTTATATTATATATATAATATTATATTTAAATATATAATGCTGAGTTCTCCAGTATATACCGTGCAAGTAGGCAAATATGAGTATAATAATAAATTTAATAGATATGATAGCTTAAAGCAATACCCGATTATAGAGCCTGCTGCAAATAACCCTTTTGAAAAAAGGCTTTACCCAAAAGATGCGCCCGCTGCAAAAGAAGAGCCCTCGCCCGCTGCAAAAGAAGAGCCCTCGCCCGCTGCAAGCGAAGAGCCCTCTCCCGCTGCAAA